TATATCCAAAATCTAATTGTCCCTTTAACATATTTAATTCATCGCATCCTTCAACTTCGCACAAATTAATAATATCTGGTTCTAAAAAATTTATTGTATCGGCTACATATGATAAATGATTGTGAGCATCAGAAACTGTATTCCAACTACATCCATTGCCTGGACAATTTGAACTAGAACAATAATCAATAAATAACCATTCGACATTATATTGAACTAAACGCAATGACGTTTTGTCTTTTCTTCTATCACCAAATGATGAAACTATAGCACATTCGCTATCTCCTTTAATAAACGAAGCTAAAGATACTAAATATAATAGATATTTCATTATATTATATAAAGTGTTATATTTATATAATAATTTATCAATAATATCCATTTGCTAAATTAAATCCCGAAAATTTAATTAATCCAGCAAGCGATGGATGAGTTTCAACCGCCTTGATTAAATCAAGTTCTTCTTGCGTTAATTCGATATTAGTTAGTTCTTGTTCCATTGAAATAATTTTGTTATAATATTCTGGGTTTGCTATAATGGGTTGAATTTGTGGAATAAACAAATTATCTTCTTGATTTTGATGTTTAATTTTATTTGCGTAAGTAAAAACATCTTGATATTCAAACATAGTTGGATCCTTTTCTCTAGTTACGGTTTTATAAGAATATTCTATTGTATCTAATGCGCACGCATAATCATTGGCAATTGGTCTCGTTGTAAAACGTTTATCTAATTTATCTGTATCTATTATAATTAATTTATATCCATCTATACCATCTTTTCCCATTTGTATGTATTTTAACATATATCTAATACTGGAACAAATAGGTAAAATATCATTATATAAATCTAATGGTTTTGTTAAATATATTTCATATCGAGCTGAATACCAATTACCGTGAACCATTGTTATTTAATAATATTAAATTGACTTTAAATAAAAATTATATATAATTAAATACTAAATAATTAAATAATTTAAAAAATTGATTTAAATATATATAATATACACTAGATAATATATAATAAATATAATGGAAAAACAAAATACAAAAAATAACAATATTAATTTAAATCAAGTACATCCAATATGCGAATATTCATTATATTTTGATGGTTGTAGTAAAGGCAATCCCGGTCCTTCTGGAATCGGAGCAGTAATTTACAAAAATGGTGACGAAATATCTACTTCTTGTGAAAATATTGGAAACAGAACAAACAATGAATCAGAATATTGCGCATTAATTATAGGTCTGGAAGAATCTATAAAATTAGGCATTACGTCATTATGTGTTTATGGTGATAGTTTGTTAGTTATTAACCAAGCTAATAAGGTTTATAAGGTAAAAAATGAGAATTTATTGGTATTATATGACAAATTCAGAGCCTTGAAATGTAAGTTTAAATATATAACATTTACACATATTTATCGAACGCATAATAAACGGGCAGATCAATTAGCAAATATGGGATTAATTAAAAATATAGAACATAAATATGAAGAAAAAGAAGAAGAAAAAGAAGACGATGATTTTGTCCAAGTATTATGGGAAGAAGAACCTTCTAAAAAAAGGTATAGTAATATTAATCAACTTAAAATTAATACATTCTTTCCTAAGATTAATCAACCAAAAATTAATTCATTCTTTCCTCAGATCAATCCGCATATTTAACTCTAACTTTAATATTCTAATAAAGCAATATTTAATAACTGGTTTGGTTTATATTTTAACAAATCTAATTCTTTTTTAGTTGTTGGGAATAATTCCTTATCATAAATGTCTTGTAATAACAACCATTCAAACATTCCTCCCGTATATACAAAAATATTATAAAATCCTAATGTTAATAACTGTTGATATTTTTTTTGAACACTATCGTCATTACAATTTTTTCCATAAACTATAATTCTAATACTTTTGTTTTCCTTTAAATACTTATTAATAAGTATTTCTTCTTCTTCGGCAACAGTTGTGTTAACAATTAAACATTTTTGGTCAGACGGAGATAGCGTGTTGATTATTAAATATATTTCTGGGTTTTTTGTAACTGTTTGCATATCTTCGTAATTTATTTTTTTCATTGATTGAGTATTACCCATATTTATCTATAACACTAAATTTTTAATTACATATCAACTTATAGTTTATATATAATTTTACTATATTAATATATTACTAATTTAGAAAAATCTCCATTGTAATAATGAAACCATAAAAAACTTGTTAGTCCAACAATAACATCAACTAACAAATATACCCAAGCACCATTATTTTTATTAATTGCGTTATAAGCGAATAAAAGGTATAATAATCCGTGAATTGGTCTTAAATCATTCCACCAAATTTTATCACCAAATACTTCTGCGCCAGTCTTTCTTGAACCAGTCAAAAATAAATAAATAAATCCCATAGCAGGTAAAAGCGCTAAATATCCCATATATGGTAAATAAGTCGTATTCGCATTTTTTGCTAAGTATACAAATAAAGATCTAGTTCCTATACAACCTATCAAAAATAATAGAAACCGTTTTTGTATTGTATTCATTTATAGAATAAATAAATATAATATTTTTAAATATTTATAATTATCTAAAAAAATTGAAATTATTTTAAATACATTACATAATTATATTAAACAAATCAGTAAATATTATTTAATGTCGTCATCTACAAAAAAATGCAGTTTGTGTGGTATATCTGGTCATACAAAACGCAGTTGTAAAAATAAATCAATAAATACTCAAAACGTGGTATCTATGTGGAGTGAAGAAAATCTGCAAACATTAGAAATCCATAAGTCTACATTAGACTTAAAAAGTGTTGAATCAACTATATCAAGATTGAGATCAAAACATGATGATTGGATTTATGAAAAACAGAGAGAACATTTTCATGAATATAAAAAAACTAATCCACAAGAATCATTTCATGATTTTCAAGAAAAATGTAGATCGGATGAAAAATTCTGTCCAAAAGCTAAGCCTTGGTTTAGAGCACAAGAAGAAACTTGTAGCGCAATACAAACATATTTAATAGAAAACCCTGATACACATTCTATTCCAGCGACTGCCGAATGTGGTTCAGGAAAATCTAACCTAATGAATGCTTTGTGCTTTACTCTTGCAACCAAGTTTGATTACGAAGACAATCCGAGTCCGGAAGAATATTGGCGTTGTCCAAGTCAAGCGCGTAATGAAAAAAATACATTTGTTATTACAGGACATTCTTCTTGTGAATATGAAGAAGATTTAGCAAGCGCAAGCGCCATTTTATTACCAGAAAATATATATCATAGAAATAATATACATAAATTAGCATTACGTTTGAGAAATGATCCGAGGCTTTTACAAAGTAGCACGTTTTTCGTGGATGAAGCCCGTCTAGTTGTTGAAGAAGGTATGACTTTAGAAAAATTCTTTTGCGAAAATCTTAATTTGGATAAAAAGAGAATTATAGATTTAAATATTTTAATTATATACATAGACGCTACACCTGATACGATATGCCTAACTTGTGATTACGAGTCAGACCAAAGCGTGTCTCCAATGTTTGCGATGTCTAATAGTAATAATTATCGCGGTGTCAAATATTTTATGACACATTCGCATATGAAAGAATACAATAATATAAAGCAAGAAGCTATAATAGTCGGATATGATGTTACAACCAATTGCGGCAAAGCAAATCTTGTAAATTCATGTGTGTCTTTAGAAAATAAAAATCATATATTGCGTTTACAAGGTAAAAGTCATGATTTAATTAATAAACTAAAGGCCAAAGGATTTACTATTGAGTATGACAATAGTTCAACCCCTATAGATTTACAGTCTGAGATGTACAAAGGTCAAAAAAGAATATTTATACTTACAGGTAAGTATAGATGTGCTAAAAGATTTCGTTTAGGACCTAATATTGGTATCATATTTGAACAACCGTCAAAAAAACCATCAGACCCAGTTATTTCGCAAGGACTTCTCGCAAGATTTTTCGGTTATTACACAGAACAAGAATTAGCATTGTGTGATTTTAGAATGATTACAATTTTGGAGCCGTTTACACGGCAATTATATTTTATAGAAAATTTACAATTACCTGAAGGTTATAAGTCATCGCATATAAAAAATGGTAAGGTTGTTTGTAGAACATATCCAGAATATCTTAGTGAACAACGAACTTCTGAAGAACGAAAAATGAATAAATTAATAACAGAGGGTTTTGAATGTTCAGGCTCAGTATATAAAACTATATTATTTGAAAAACATAATAAGCCATTTGTTACTCCACCTGGCTGTGAATTCGGAGAACGTTGCGAAATATATCCATCAATTGAAGATTTTAAAAATAGATGTATTTGTTTAAGAAATACAGAATGGAATTTTAGTAGCGATACAACAATTCAGACATATGAATATATACGTACTTTGGGTAGCAATACCCCGACATCAAATCTTCCAAAAACTCACGAAGCGTTTAAAAACCAAATTCAAGCAAATCCTCAAGAAAATAATATTAATATACGTGCGTATAAATTGAACCATAATGGAGTTGAAAAATACGCGATTCGCTACATTAAAAAAATTTAAATGTTTAAATAAATTATAACAATTATAATATTTTTAATATTTTTAATTAGTGATAATGCGATGCAGATTTGTCAAAAATCCAATGAAAATCATTTGTATGAACTTTAGTAATAATTCTATGTCTTAAAGCAGGATGACTAACGTTAGCATTTTTTGCAGCATCGGAAATAGTTTTAAACATTATTTTTTCTCCTGTTGAACAACAGATTTTAATTACAGGTTGTTCAGAATATTGTTCTTCTTTAGATATGCCTGCGTATCTCCAAAGGAACCCTTTACATACTCTTTTTTCTCTAAGCGCGATACCAATTGCGGTTCCAGTGGTTAATCCTAAACTACGCCCAGCGGCTTCAATACTTTCATATGTTTTTATAATTTCTCCAGTGTCTTTATTTATTTGATCTATTGATCTTTTTGATTTTCTGATAACAGGAACTTCTGGATCATTTTCTTCAATGCTTGATAATTTAGGATTAGTTGATAAAATATCATACAAAGTATCTAAATCTTTAGATTCGTTAATTAATACTTCTTCAATCTTAACAGATACATCTAATATTTTTTTAATATCATCTATAGACGATTCAAATTTATTTTGTCCAAGAGACACACAATTTTCCTTTAAAATAAAAGTCATATTTTTTTCGGTTAACGGATATGAACATTTAGTTTGATAACATATTTCACCATTAGCGTATTGGGTTTTTAAATTATTAATCAATAATTCATAATCTTTTTGTCGTGTAATGGAACATATAAATCTCATAGGCTCATATTGAAACGCATATAAATAATATCCGTATTTACATATGGAATAATTACTTGCTATTTTATTTTTTATATCTTCTGTAATATCATATTCTATTTTTTGAATTTTATTATTACCCTTTTCAATAAATTTATTTTTTTCATTTACCTCATCATTTAATCGATATATTTCATTTTGAAGTTCTTCATTTTTTTTCAATAGCAAATTATAATTCTCAACATTATATTCATTTTCTTTAATTATTTCTTTAATAATTTGTTCGACATTTTCAATAACAAATTCTTTGTCATCTAAAGCAATTATTTCACGATAAGTTATATCATTAATCGTAATAATTCTTAATCGTTCTTTCATTATTGAATGTTTTTTAATACAATTTTCAATTTCAATCTTATTTTTTACTTTGAATGCGCTATATAGTCTAAAATTATCATATGTTTTTTTATGAGTTTTAACTCTTTCTTGTAAATTATTACTTTGCCCAAATTTAATAACTGTTTCGTTATACATTTTTTTTCCAGGTATTCCAAGTGTTTTATTGTCAATTAATCCAATATAAATACATTGAGTGTTTAAAGGAAACTGTTCCAATAAAGTTTTTTCTTTTAATTCTTCCTTTTCTTTTTCAATATTTTGTTTTTGGTCTTCTAGTTGTTTTTTTAATTCATCTTTTTCTTTCTCTATATTTTGTTTTTGGTCTTCTAGTTGTTTTTTTAATTCAATACAATCTTCATTTATTACCTCTTGAATTAATCCTTCCATTTTTATATAATATTCGTGAATTTCGTCTGCTTTTTTTGTTCCGGCTTTTAAACAAAATTTTTTAAACGTATTAATATTTAACATAATTATTTCTTTATTGTGACCTCCTTGTATCCCATTATTTTGCTTTCCCGAATGGGAAGTCAAGATTATATAATCTTTATTTAGTGTAAAATGTCTTTCCAACAATGATTTTCCCTTAACTTTTTGATTAAAACCTATCCATTTCCAAACGTTATCCAAATCAATCACAAAATCATTTATTGGATGATAATTTAAATAGCAGTAAAAGCTAGATAAAAAAACATGTTGTTCAAAATCGGTAAAATTATCTTTAATTTTTACTAATAATTTGTAATTATAATCACTAGACAACTTGGTAATTGGATTACTTTCAATAAGATTAACAATATTTAGTGTTTCCATTTATATATAATAATAGTTATTGTCTTTATATTGTTTTTTTGGTTTTGTTTTTTAAAACAAAACCAAAAGCGAATCAATTAAACTGAACAATTATTTCGACCTTCTCTTTTTTGATACTTTTAGTAGCCGAAATAGACAATTCTTCGCGCTTCTTTCTCGTCTTGGAGTTGTCAACAAGTGTTTCTTTTCTTTTAGAGGTGCTGTTACGATTATTCATGTCCTTTTCAATGGTATCGTAATTTTGTTCCACATATTCAATAACTTTATTTTCAAGAGCCCATTTAAAGAAATTCAATTGTCCGATAGTTGTTTCAATAAATTTTCCCTTGGTATATGGTATGCTAATTCTGTCCCATCTACAGAACGGGTCAAAACGTTTCTTACTGTAAGCTTTTAATTTAAGTTTATAATCATCGTAGACCTTAAACCGTCTCGAAATATTATCGCTGGTTTGTTCAATTGTAAATAATGTATAATACTTTTTAGCATAGTTTGTTGCAAACCAATCAACAATTCTAAGAGATATTTTAGATTCGCCGGTAATTATTCGAATCATTTTGTCTAAATTGTTATTTACATTAAAGGAACCATTTAAATCGGTATCATAGAAAATTATCAGATTCTTTAGTAATAAATCATTTTGAGTTGTATAACTTGAGTTGTTCATTATTTAAGATTTAAGACAATTTATTTAAGTTGTTTTCTCTTAAATATGTTATTTTTAATTTAATTTAACGAATTTAATATATTCGTTATATTATATAATGCCCGGCTTTATGAATAAATATTTTGGCCCTTTGCCAAGAGAATACTGTGTCTATTTTTATATTTTGTCTATTGTTTTAGGATCATTATTTGTATTTAGTGCTATTTCTATAGCATTTTTTATGATTATGCATTTCAAGAAAGTAAATGTTACGTTTGTCATTAATTCTGTTATGGTATTATTAAATATATTCTTGGCTTACATTGCTAATAGATTGCTTCATACTATGTGCGTAAAGGCGATCTAAATAAATATTATAAATTTATAAAATATAATATTTATTATTCCTCTTTTACAGTCTCTTTTTCTCTGCCATGTGTCGTATTAACTGGCTTCAAATACATATCCCGAGTTACGATATCATTAACATAACTTGTTTGTAAAAACGGATTAACTCCTCGTTGAGCTAGTAGTTCGCGATCGGCCATTTTTGTATCAATATCTTCACGTCTAGTTTCATTAGCTGTTTGGTTTCTTGAAAACATCGTGTTAGTAATATTAAGTAAATCTGAATCTTGATTAAAAAAGGAATCATCTGCTAAAGATTGATTGATGGCGTTTTTTTGAGAATCATATTCGTAATTCGAATTTGTATTTGTATTTGTATTCGATTCTTCCCCAGTTTTTTCCGGTCTAGCGCTCTTGTAATAAGGTTCTCCCGTGCTCCATTTCCATGTTTTCATTATTATTATACTTTTTTAAATATTGGATTAAAGAACTTAATTATATATATGACATCTCGTAAAAATATAGATGATTCTTTAATAATCCCCCTTTTTCATTTTTTCAATTAATTCATCAATTCCATTATTAAAATCGGTTTCAATTGTCCATCCTAAATCTTTAACTTTTTGATTACTTATATAATATCGTTTATCATTAAATGGTCTATCTTGAATATAACTAATCCATTTATCGTAATCCTTTGTTCCGATTATTTTTTCAATCAATATATGAGCCACCTGTGAAACTGTATATTCGTGATGATCGTCGCTTCCAATATTATATATTTCCCCTATTTTTCCATTTTCTAAAACTAATTTTAGAGCTGAGCATACATCACTTACGTGTAAAAATGCTCTAACATTTGACCCATCGCCTTGAATAGTAACTTGGTTACCTTTTAAAAGTTGTTGAATAAATATAGGTATTAGTTTTTCAGGATATTGATTTGGACCATACACATTATTACCACGTGTTATTATAATTGGCATTTTAAATGAATGATAATATGATTTAGCTATTAATTCAGCAGCTGCTTTTGTTGCCGCATATGGATTTGTAGGACATAAAACAGAACCTTCAGTTTTTTTCTCTTCATTTTCAGAAATCATTGATTCGCCGTATACTTCGTCGGTTGAAATATGAATAAATCGTTGTATTTTTCCATATTTACGACACGCCTCCAATAATGTATGTGTTCCAACTACATTATCATTTGTATATTGTAAAGCGTCGTCAAATGAATTTTGAACATGCGATTGTGCCGCAAAATGAATTACAGTATCAATATTATAAAGTTCTAATGTAGATGAAATAAGTTCAAATGAACATAAATTACCTTTAATTAACTTATATCTATCAGATTTTCTTATATGTTCGTCAACATTGTTCTCAGATGCGCAATAATACA